CGCCCTCGGTATGCCAGCGAGGTTAGACAAGCGCGCGAAGGGCGAAGTACCAAACCCTCGCTGCGCCCGCGCAAACTCAGTGCCCCTCTCTCCACACGATCTTGCCGCCGCGCTTGGCGAGGGCTTCACGGAGTTGGTCGGCCCATGTTTCAAAGCGATCCACACCGCAGTCAGCCATCGCCTCAACCAGCGGATCGGGCTTGGCGATGATGAAGCGAATGAAATGCCCCATAAACTCATCGCGTCCCGGCGTCCGTTTGCGCCATAAGTCGTTATAAGCCTCCACCGCATCACTCACCTCCTGCCGGAAGGCTTCGTGCTGCTCGATGGCGCGGCAGAGGGTTTCGAAGCAAGCTTCACCTTTAATATCGTCAAGCGTCCACGGCTCAATTTCCGGCCACACCTCATTCAGCAGCACCAGCGCCTTCTTCTCGATGTCGCTCATTTCCTCATCTCCTCTTAGCGGGGCTTTCCGGCGGCTTCCCACGAAGCGACGGCCTCAAGCCACTCCTCAGCCGTGGCGATCTCATCGCGGCATTGCTCGCATTCGGCCTCAATTGCAGCGTCAGACAGGGCGCGAAAATCGGCAGCGTATTTCTTCCAAAGGTCGTTCATTTCCTCATGTCCTCGATCTCTTGCGCCTGCGCCTCGTAATCGGACAGGTCGAACAGGTGTTGCACCTCAAACGGGATGCCATCGTTATCGGCCAGCCATGCGGCCATGCCGAGCCGTTGGCGGGCGCTCATGTCAGCCAGTCCAAAATGATGGCGATGGCCCCAATGGCAGCGCAGGCCAGCAGGGCCAGCAACACTTGGCAGCCGCGCGGGTCGTAGTGGCTCATTCTACCCTCCAGCAACGGGCCTCGCCTGCCTCTCGGTCGGTTCGGACAGTAAACTTGCCCCCGTGCGTCCGTGCGTAGCGTATGGCGCTGCTACGCAAGCGCACGGCGGCCATGTTCTCGCCTTTGGTGTTGTTTTCGTGGCCCAAAGGCACGGCGAAGCTATCGCCCACGGCCATGTTGGGGAAGGGATACTTGAAGGGTCGCCCTTCGGTGGGCGGCGGCGGCGGCAGGTCTTTGTTAATTTCGATGTTCATTTAGTCGTCCTTTGCAAGGATGGTTACGGCCAACAGCAGCAGGCCAAAGGCGAAGGCGATCACAGCGTCCTCCGTGTCCAATGTTCGTAGCTGCCGATCAAATCCATGATCTCTCGCGCTCGCGGTTTTATGTGCGCAAGCATACGAATGGCGTGAAGGGCGGTTTCTTCGCGTTTGGCCACGTGGTGCGGGCGTTGCAGCACCTCTATGTTATTGCGAAGCGCGGCATTCTCGCGCGCTAACTGCTTCGCCAGCCGGACAGCTTCCGCAAGTTCGGCGCGCGCGGCTCGGTTCTCCGCAATCAGCGCAGCTATTTTATCGTCGCGGCGGGCGACCATGCCGCGCAAGGTGGCGTTTGTGCGTCTGGGGGCCTTCATTCGCCGGTCTCCTCGGCATCATGAAAGGCTTGCAGTTCATCGCGCAGGCTATCCACGCGCTCGCTCAGTTCCCGCGCCTCGGCGATGGCATCCGCCAATTCATCCGCGCAGCTTTCCAATTCCTCCAGACGCTCGCCTAGGGCTATCGCCAGTTCGTGTCCGCTATCGCGGGCGGCTTCGATCAGCGTGCGGGTCGATACAGCGCGCCAATCGGTGCGATCATAGGTTGGGTTGTAGGTCATGCTTCGGTTTCCTCTTCGTAGTGGCTCTTGACCATTTCAAGCACTAGGTCGACGCTCGCTTGTCCTTCGTGCGTGTCCAACAGATGCAGCAGGTCGACGATCAGGTCTGTTATGTCTTCATCGGGCGCGTTGATCGTCCCACGGGCGTTGCAGTAGGCGTTAAGCGCCTCGCCAGCGAGATAGACACGCATGTCGTTTGCGTCGGTATCAGTCATTGGAAAATTCCTTGGGCTTTGTTTAGCGCGGCGTCCGCTTGCGCGTGCAATTTGTCCAGCAAGCGCCAAGCACTCGGGGGCGCGCTTCCATGCACGGCGAGCGCGTGCGTCCATGTGGCGAGGTCGTCCAGCGCCACAAACAAGTCAGTCAGTGCGTCTGCCTGTAGGCGTGCCGTTTCGACATACAATTTCAGTTGTTTGTTCTTTGGCATATCGTTTGCCCCTATTGTCTGGTTTTACAGTGTCGGGTTGGGGATGCGTCCGGCGATCAAATCAAGATATTCATTAATCAGTTCGCTATCGCTCCACTTGTCATAGCGCTTGCGCAGCGCTTCGGCGGCGAGGTCTTCCAGATCGTCACTGGTCAGCACGTCCATCCATTGGTCGATGATGTCGGCGATCATGGCGGCGCGGTCGGCTGTCGGGTTCATGGTGTCAGTCATTGGTCAAAGCTCCATTTCTTCAATTTCAAAGGCCCAGCCCTCGCTCAATGCGCGGGTTGCGGCTGTTTCGGCGGTTACAGGGTCGATAAAGCGCATGGCGCAGGCATCGCAGGCGGTGAGGCTCCCATCATGGGTTAGGAAGCGCTCCTCGCCCTCGGGCGTGTAGAGTATGGCGGTATAAACAATCATGGCTCATTTGCTCCGGTTGATGATTACCTTGGGTTGCACGGCGTGACGCGCGCGTAGGTGCGTCATTATGCGCGGATGCTCGCGCCATAGGGCGGCGAGTAGCCGCTCGCTGGCAGTCTCCATTTGCGAGCGGCGCAGGCGGTCGGTCTCGGCGTAGTCGCTCATGCTAGGGCGTCCCCCCTACTAATGAATAGCCGCAAGCCTTTAGGCTTTGCCCGCGCCATTGCATCCCGCGCTTGAGAAACTGATAGCGCCACAAGGCTTGCCTATGGCGCAAGCCGCGCCATTCGATACGTTCGCCCGTGAATGTCACGCAATGCGCTTCCCATTCGCGCCTAGTGTTATCTTGTGCCATTGCCATTCCCTTCCCTACTATGCCGCAAGCGCGGCGCTATGATATCCCCGAACGACAAAGCCGCTAGCGTCCCGCTTTGCCGTCAATCCCTTGGGCGACAAGCCAACAACAACCCCGCGTTCGCCATTAGGGCAAATCGGGTCAAGGTGGCGCAAATCGTGCAAATCACCGTCAATCACCGGATGGCCATGCCACTCACGCGGCAAGCCTTCACCAAATACCACGGCAACATTATGCCCGCGCTTCAAAGCCGCCAGACAATCGGCAAGATTGTTCCCGCTATAGGATAGCGTCAAATGCAGATTGCTAGGCGTTTTGCCCATGCGATTAGGGTTTTTGGTGTAGTCGACAAATTGTATGTGCGGGAACAATTGCAGCAAAGTCATAACGCGCCCCGCCCTAGGGTGAGAAACGCCTAGGCGCGCTTCGATTGCGCGGCTTGTCTTATCGTCAATGACAAAGCTTATACGTTCCCAAACGATATCGGTGGAACCGTTAAGGCGAACGCATAGCGTCAAGCCTTCCCTATCCGCCTTGCGCTCAAGCTTGACGATATCGCGGGCAAGCCGGTTCATGTAGTCTTGCCGTTGCCCCATAAACAAGCGCGCTTTAAGCTTGCGGCTCTCCCGTGTAGCGTTTGTGCCGTGCTCCAAATCACTCACCATTGCGGCTTGCCCGCTATGAGTGCCTAGGCAAAGCGCAATGCATTGCGGGCTTGCATGGGAGCAAAGATTGCCGACGCCCGCGCTATCATGGGGGGCCATATAGTGGATTGCGTTAAGGTATCCAAAGCCGCTTGCCTTAGCGGCTTTGGCGCTGTCGGTGGAGAACAAGCGCGGGAAACGCGGGGGGATATCGATTTGTTGCTTTGCCATGGTGTCAGTTGCTCCAAGTTGGTGTTGAACGTGGGCTTAAAGCCCACGCTCTTGCATTGCGGCATTTACTGCGGCCCACGCGGCCATATCGCGCGAGGGTGCGCTTTCCTCGCTATCGCGGCCATACAGCCACCAATAGCCCTTGAGCGCGTCGTTTGAGATGCGCGCGAATTTCTCGGCGTAGAAGTCCAGCCAACGGTCAAAGTCAGTCATATTATTCGCTCCGATAGGCGACGATTGCGCCGCAAGTGATGAAAAACAGAATAACGAATATCTCGAACGGCATGGCTCAGGCCCACGGCTCAATCTGCATCACGCGATTGCAGGCGGTGTAGAAGTCAGCGCAGCGCGGGTTGAGCGCGTCAATCTCAAGGTCGATGACGTTGAACATGGAACGCGCGAGCGCGATTGCGTCGGCTAGGCTGTCAGCGCTGGCAATGGTGGTGACGCGGCGATTAGGGCCAATGCCGCTGCTCTCTTTAATGTTGTATGTCATATCGTTTTGCTCCGGTTGTTTGCCGCGCGGCTCTCACCGCGCGGCGTGAGGGTTAAAAGTTCCAAGGCGTAGCGCCAAGGGTTGCCGCCAGTTTGCGCGCCTCGCGCTTGCCAGCAACCTTATGGCCGATTGCGTGCCAAGTGCGGTGACCGTTGACGGTCGACGCGATATCGAGCGTCGGTTGCTTGCCGTTGGTGTAGTGCGCTTCTAGCATTTGTTTGCTCCGGTTGGCTTGATTGCCTGCAACCCTGATACGGTTGTTTATGGTATATGTCAACACAAAAAATGATGCAAAATGCGATTGTCACGGTTTTCGGCCAAATCGCCAATTTCGCGCTGTTTAAATGCGCTCGCGATCGAGCGGGCGATCACTACTTACATTAGTGTCAGTAGAGTTGGGCGGTTTAGGCGAAATTCTAGGCTATGCGCGGGCGAGAAATGGCAGGGATTTTCCGCCGCCATTCCAAGGGGCTAGTAGCTGTTTGGCTATTTAGGCTATCAAAAAGATAACAACCTTCTGAACTATAATTGTTAAGAATGGTTCTCAATAAGGCTGTAGCGTGGGAGAGTGGGCGACCGAAAACAGGATGACAATATCGCCCAAAACGCCCAACTCTTGCCTCTCCCTCCCCACGTATTCAGCCCCCAAATCCGTTCCACTTATGTTCCTTATTGAAATAATGTTGCGCGTTTCAATCGTTCGGCTTATGTTCCTTATTGAAATATTATTGCGCAGTCTGGCCGGGCGTTTGCGCAATGGCCGCGCGCATCTCCGCCAGCCAGAAAGGTCACGCGCGATGACCTAGAACGCCTAGGCCAAAAGACCCAACGCGCCAGCGCAGCGCAGACCGGTTTTTGCTGCAATGCAGCATGGAGGGGGTGGGGGGTGGGGCCGGCGGGGCGCGTGACTGTCACGGCACCTGTCACAAACAATTTTTTTATTTTTATTTTTTTCGTGTCCCATCCCGACAGTCTGTTTGGCTTTCCGGTATAGGAGCCACATGGGTGCGACGCTCCAGCGCATCCACGTCGAGGGGTAGCGCGGCGGCGTATTCGGGAACGCCGCTGCGCTACTTGCCTCCTGCACCGACACAGTTTATGGTGCAGCCATGACCTTCTACTCACTGCCGTTCACGCCCGAGCGCGTCGAGGCCACTGAGGCGCGTCTCGAAGCCATCTATGAGGCGGCCAAGTACGGCCTGAAGGGCGACAGCCTCGCCTTACGGGCTGGCCTCACCCCGGCGCAGTACCGGCGCTTGCAGGAGTTCGACCCGCTGGTTGAGATGGCGGAACTCAAAGGCCGCGCTGACGGCGAGTGGATGGCGGCCAAGACGCTGCACGAGGCTGCGGCTGAGGGCGACACCAAGGCGGCGCTGGACATCCTCAAGCACCAGCACGGCTGGGTCGCCAAGCAGCAGATCGACGTCTCGGTCGATCAGCAGATCAGCGTCATCGGTGCGCTGGAGCGCGCGCAGACCCGCGTAATCGAAGGGCTGTACACCGAACTACCCCAGATAGAGGACAACACCGCTCATGCAGCAGCCGATCTACTCAGCCGCCGAGGAAATGGAGTTGATGTCGCGGCTGTGGTCCCCGACGATCAAGGATGACCCTCTAGCCTTCGTCCTGCTGGCTTTTCCGTGGCGCGAGCGCGGCACACCGCTGGAACACTTCGACGGCCCGCGCAAATGGCAGCGCAGCATCCTCGCCGACCTGCGCGACCACATCCGCAGCAACAACGGCAAGATCGACTTCGACACCTTCCGCATGGCGGTGGCCTCCGGGCGCGGGATCGGCAAGTCGGCCCTCGTCTCGTGGCTCGTCATCTGGATGCTGTCCACGCGCATCGGCGGGTCGGTCATCGTGTCGGCCAACAGCGAAGCGCAG